CTGTCCCTATACTTACATTTGCATAAGCATTCTGACTGTCTTTAACCGTTAAAAATGGAGTGGTAGAATGTGCAATTGCTAAAAGACCTAACCAAACACCATCTTCACCATAAACCAAGCCCCTACGTCTTAACATTACGCACCTCCAACTTCTAAGCCGTTCACATAATGCCAAAAGAATAGAGTACCGTCATACATCAAATTAACCTCGCACCACGTCCCGCTTGCAATAACAACCGCCCTATCGCCCTTGACAATATGACTACTCGTATTTGGCAACGTCGCAGTTCTATCCGCTCCGCTTGCTAAAATTAAAAATGATATTGCAATATTCGTAGGTACGTTTGTCAACGTAAATGCTTCATTCGTAGTCAACGTTACTTTAAAAATCTTATCTGCATAACTATTGAAATCAATTGTTAAATCTGTTAATGCTTGCAAAGATTTTAAATTGCTCTTATCGTCTAAACTCGTTTGTAAATTAGTTACATCTGAAATAGCGTGTGTATGCGAACTTGGAGTAAATTCACTTGGTACGTTGCTTAAATCTGCATAAGAACCACTAAACAACGTAGGCAAATCCGATAAACGTTAAATCTGCTAAATTATGATTATGCGAACTTGGAGTAAATTCACTTGGTATGTTGCTTAAATCTGCATAAGAACCACTAAACAACGTAGGCAAATCCGATAAACTATTATACGATTTTTCGGTTAAATCTGCTAAATTATGATTATGCGAAGTGTCGCTTTTATTCGGCAGTGCATTATTAATACCGCTTATTGAATTAGAATTGGCTGTAACGGACTGCTCAATTGCTGAATAATTACCCTGTAAAGTGCTTATGTCCTGCTCAATTTGAGTTAAATCAACTTCAGCGGCAATGGTTGGTATAAGTTTTTCAGGCATAACTACCCCACTTTGCGAATAACAAGTGATAAAGTGCCTGCGGTGGAATCGTTAGCTGTGTAAACATATTTCAATTTACTGTATTCATTAGTAATTTTGATATATAAATTATCAGCTTCATTGCTTGCTGAATCAATTGTTACAGTATAAATTAAAACTTGCCGGTCATCATCGCCTGCGATAGAGCCGAAGATTTGAAGAGTGCCTGCAACATCAGAAGTAGCGTAGTCTTCCCACTCTATTTGAAGTCGCCAACCGCCCATAATGTTATAAGTGTTTTTAACGAGCCAAGCCGAAGCGAAATCGGCGGTCATATCAATTGGTTGTGGATTCCAATCCATTATTCACCTCCGGTAAACACTTCGGCAATAGCGAACTTTAGCTCTTCCCATTCCGAACCGCTCAAATCAAGTATTTCATTTTTAACGTGGTTTTTAATATCCCAAAAAGTAAACATTGCATCTTTTAACGCAGAGAAATTATTGATAATTTCACGGATTGAAAAGACTGCTCCGAGCAAAGTCCCCACCATTGCCAAACTGATTTTGCCATTTTGACGGTATATAGAAATTAATTTCTTAATAGACACTATACCTACTATAGTATAAACTAAGTCAATCATAATTCTAAATAACAATATTGATTTAACTATGTTATCAATACCGTATTTTTCTGGAGTAACCGGCACGTCGTCAGTAGATATAATAGTCTCCATATCTAAGTTAGGGATTTTCTCTTTCTCTTTGTCGATAAGCTCTTGTAAGTCGTCAGTCCACACATAAAGCGTGCTTACTGTAATTTTTTTCATTATTGCACCTTATTATTGTTAAATATTTTATCTGTTTTTCTACTTAATAACTTTTTAATTTTTACATAGATTCTATTCAACAAACCACCTTTTGAAGTTTCTTGAATAATATCTGATGTTGTTTTATGATTAGTTTTTTTCATAGAATCCTACAAGCCCCATAACTTCTAAATTGCCCATACGTCCGTAAATTGCTCGCTCTCTAATATGCACGCCCCCGCCAGTACGGTTGTTGCCGTTTGAAGTATTAAAACCAATAGTAAGCACTTTCTTATTATCTAATGCAATCAATACAAGTTCAATATGTCCTTCCCACGAGCCTATTTTTCTCCAAACAATTAAATCGCCTGACTTAGCAATATAAGCAGTTTTACGACCTTGCTTTTTTGCCTTAGCAAAATAATTTTGTGCTACTCCGGTATTGTTATAAAAAGAACTATCATTACTTAAAATAATATAGCTCCAATGAACTCCAGCAGCACAGAAATTAAGCATTCTATCTAAACCAACTGAATTAAGATATAACATTACTCTATCAGGATTGTCAAACTTATTAATGCCAAGTTGCGAATAAGCGGCGTATTGAGCCGCTGGCAAGCGTTCTAAACTATTTATCGGTACTTCATAACGAGTTTGGCTAAAAGCGAGCCACGGAGTTAAAAGTAGTGAAAATAGCAACACACGATAATAAGATATTGCCTGCATAAATTGCAATCCGTAAATTAATTAAACTATTAACATTGTCCGGTACTTCGTCTTTGTCATTCTCATAGAAAAACTGTTTAACCTTGCCACGTGTCATTAATGCCCAAAATTGAATTTCACTTAATGCGAATGCCAAAGTAGAATATCCAATAACAAGCCCCAACGTTGGCAAATCATAAAATACAGTCGGTTGGTATAAAAAAGCATAAGCGAAACCGCTCATTATAAGTATTATAAATATTTTGTATATCATTTTACTTTCTCTAAAATTTGTTCTATTGTCATATTTATTTTTTGTTGCTCACGCTCTATTACTGTTATAAGCCCTAATGTCTTTTCGGATTTTTCAAACAAAGTCGAGATTTGGCTCGAAACGTGAATGTTGCGAACATCCTGAGCCGCCGTTGAACGAGTTAATTCAGTATTAATAACATTTACAAGATTAATAATTTCCCTGAAACTATCTTTAAGAGCATTAGTATCTTCTCTATTACTTTTAATTAATTCTTCTAATTTCTTATCGAAACTATCTTTAATTTCAAAAGCATCTTGATTATGATTATCAATAAGCTCTTTAAACTGCGTATCATAACTTGTTAAATTACGCTTTATGAAATAAAACAAAAGGATTCCTAAAGCGCCAAAAATAGCACTTATTATCAATAATATAAGATTATCTAATAGCAACATTATTCCTCTTCCTCTTCGGTTAAATGGTGAACAGCTACTTCTAACCTTGATTTGGTTTCAAAGTGAATTTGTCGCCAATAAACTTTGTTTTCGTCAACAGTCATCTTAGATATAGAAGTTGGCGTTAATAAGCTGAACCCCTGAATATCTAAATTAGTAAGTAAGTTTTCAATATCTTCAAGAGCAGTATCTAAAGTAGGCAATTCAGTAAGGTTGCGTTGCCCCACGGATATTACAATCCGAATATGCCTTTTAAAATGATGCCCTGAACGTAATACATTGGCTTCGTTGCGTGGACGTACTTCGGTATAAGCGGGAGTAGAATCATACCACACAAGTATTTCACCATTTGCGTTAAGTGCATAATAGCCATGAGGTGCAACTGCGGCAAGTGGTGTGCTTTTAATAGCATAACCCTCAACGGCTTTTAATTCATTTGCAAGTGATGTTATTAATTGAGTAAGCATTTAGTATCCTAAAAAAGTTTCGTCAGTAAATATTCGAGTTCTTTTGTTAGTTCTGTAAAATGAGGGGCGAGTATCAGGAGTCCCGGCTGAAAGAACAATCACCCCTTTTTGTATTTTTTCAAGTTGAGCGGTAGCATCACGGCGTCGGGCTTGTAGCGATTCCGAATAGTCAAGCCCGATACGCCGTTGATACAATTCACATACAACTAAACTTACTGCGATGGGACGCAAGCGGAGTAAATCATCAGTATTCACAACAGGAATAGGATAGCGTGAAGTAAGGTAAGTATCAATCATACGAGATACTTCTTCAATTTTGCTTGTTACAAGTGCTTCGTTAGTTTCCTTTTCAGCAGGAGCAACCGCATCTGAAGTAAGCTCGATTAAAGTTGCTTCAGAAATATCCGCTATAATATTCTCGATTGTGCAATACATTATATTAACTTCACTCTAATTAAATCACCATCTTCAGCGGCAGTATCGAGAGCATAACCGATAATCGTTTCGGGAAGCACTGAGCCGGCAAGAGCCATTTCAGGTTGAGCGCCAGTAGATAAAACAGCAACTGCACCGGTAGGAGTAGTAGCTGAGAAATCAGTAGCGGCAATAGCTTTACCATCAGCGTCGGTAACAACAGGTTGCCCTGCAGTAATACCATCGCCTGCTTCGACAATAGCAATACCATAAGTAGCAATAGGAGCTTGCGAACCCTCATAGATTTTTTCTTGGAGAACGCCAAGCACAACTGCACCGACAGAGCCGGGATAGATACCGGCAGGGGTTACGAACCTATTTTTATACTCAAGGTCTTCGCCTGCGGTAACGCTTACAGTTTGTAAGATTTGTTGAGTTTTGATAACAGACATTTTTCACCTTTATGAATTATTATTATTAGTTTTTTTCTTTGCTGAACTACGCGGAGCAGTTACTTTTTCATCAGAAGCTACGATATTAACTTCGGTAGTTTTTTTGTCTTCAATAAGCTCGACTAAAAGCAATTTGCTGTTGATAGTTTTCACTTCAACATCAGAGAGCATAATAGTTTTACCCGGGTCGTGTCTTTTGCCTTTCCAACGGATTGGAACGAGAACATTATACTTTTTCATAATTATACTCCTTCGGGATCATACCCTAAAACACTTCCTAAAAGATAAGCAGAAGCAGAGCCAACTACTTTGATGTCGTAAATGTCAGTAGTACGGATTTTCGTAACTTTACCGCCGTTTTCAGTATATTTATCAACTACAGGTTGATTCTTTTTGCGGAGAGTATAACCATAGCAAGGTTCGTGAACAGAAGCCGCCATCCCTGTTGGGTTGGTAACATAAGCAAGGATAATATTGTTACCCCAAATGTCGGAGAAGGCACCTGCTTCGTCAACTGAAACAGCTTTGCCAACGATAATTTCTTGAACGTCGAAAAGTGCTTTTAAAAGGTCGTGAGTTAAAATACCTGTTTGAGAATATTTTATAAGCTCAACGAGTTTCGGATGCTTTTTCAATGCTTTGTAAACTTTAGCACCCATCACAAGAGTTTGAGGGTCTTTGCCAATTAATGCACGAAGTTCTTCTTTTTTCTCTTCGATAACAGCTACAGGGTCAGTCGCGGGGTCGTCAAGATAATTATCAGTAAATACTTCTTTGTTAGCAGCGGCATAATTATCAGCGTCTTGAACGTAGTCAGCGGCTTTTTTCTCGTGTCCGAGCAATATGCCTTGCATAGTAAGTTCGGTGGCGCGTTTAGCTTGGTCGAAAAAGGCTTCTTCTTCTTCGCGGTAATCAATAGCTTGCTCAAGGTCGTGTTCGGTTAAAGTATATGAAGTTGTACCAAACACATAATTAGGCATTTGATTAGATTGGGCGCGGATGGCTCGCTCAGTTTGGTAGATTTTAAATGCTTCTTTGCCAAAGGTAGGGATTTTGCCACCTTCTTTTTCTACTTGCACTACGGGGAATAATTTGTTAGCGATAAGCTCGGCATTAGAATAACCGTGTGCAATAGTAGTAAGGATAGGGTCAACGACTCTTAATTCTTGAAGTCTCATTATTTGCCTCTTTTATAAATTGATTTAATTGCATCTGAATAAGTAATTTCAATATTTTTTGCTTTTTGCTCTTCTTGGAATTTGAGAGCTTCGTTATGAATTTTCAAAGAATCGGCGTCCACATCGTAACCATCAATTTCAAAACCGCTATAGTTTTGAGTATTTGATTTACCGTCGGGCATATCTTTGGTTAATTCATTAAATTTAGGATAGCTTTCGAGCAATTGTTTGATGATTTCAACACCTGATTTTTCGATAGTTTTTCCATTTTCGGCAAAAAGATTAGATTTCCCGCCACGATGAGCAAGCTCAAGAGCGGATACAACTAAGTTATGTTGAGCAGGCATTAATTTTGCTTCAACGGTCATAAGTTTGTCGGTATATGCCTTAAACGCGGCAATGCGGTTTTCGGCTTCAAGCTGTTTAATACGATTTTGTGATTCTTCGTATTGGCGTCGCAACTCTGCAATAGCAGGGTCAGGTTCGGAATGCTGAGCGGCATTTTCAATTGGCTTTTCAGCAGGTTGTTCAGTAGCTTCTTCGGTAGCGTATTTCGTTTTTAACTCATCGAAATAAGCTGATGCTTGAGTAGCAAGCTCTTCACCGGCATTAGAAGTAATCCACTGAACGATTTCAGCAAACAAGTTATCAAGTGTTTGCGGGTTCATTTGTGACCTCATAGTTTTGTTTATAATATTATTAGTTGGTTTACTATCATTAATTACTTTCAATAATTGGTTTCTGGAGAGAATGTCAGCCGGCACTTCTAAGTGCTTAGCAACTTTTTGGGGCTTGGTTTCTTGCTTGGTTTCAGCAAATTCAAAAACCATAGCGGGCTGAGTGTTAGAGAACTCAGGGTTTTTTAATCCCTTAACAGCAGGAGGCGTAGCACCAAGAAAGCCGATATGCTTTAAAAGTAAAGTATCGTATATAGCGATAGAGCGTTTTTTGTAATGCTTAGCTTCGAGCCACGACACAAACTCGTCGGTAAGGTCAACGAGATGAGCGTAGAGAGTATCGCCACGGCGTTCGAGCTTTTCGACCCAACCATAAGCGGGGGAATCTGTTTCGGGATGTCCGATAACAATAGGGGCTTCGTGTTCGGTTTGGGAATTATACTTTTCAACGATGGTATCAAGGTCTTGGGGAGTCCATTGCCTTTTATTGCCGTCTGAATCGGTTTGTTCGCCGGCGGTGAAAACATCGAGCCACATATCTTTTAATTTAGTCATAATAAGAATTTCAATTATTTCACAAATTCAAATTGCAAATTATGTTAGGGAGAGCAGACGGTATAACAAACGGTTTGACAAGAGTTGTGACAAGAGTTGTGACAAGAGTTGTGACAAGAATGGTGCAAAGGATTTTGTAACGGATTTTGTCACAGGATTTGCAAAGGATTTTGACAGGCGGTTTGTTATGTGAACTTGTTTTAATGTAGGAATTTTGCAGTAAATATTTTTTCATAATCAATATATGGGAATTGGAATGATTACTGCAAGCGAATTAAAGATAAAAGAAGAATTTAAAAAACTTATACCTCCGCTTAGTTCAGAGGAGTTTGCACAATTAGAGCAGAACTGCTTTAATGACGGTATAAGGGACGCAATATGCACTTGGCAAGGTTATATTATAGATGGGCATAATCGCTACGTAATAGCAACGAAACACGGCTTAGAATATAAAACAGAAGAAATGGAGTTTGATAATGAAGATAGAGCTAAAATTTGGATAATTGAGAATCAGCTCGGCAGACGTAATATTACAGATTATATCAAATTTGAATTATTAGAAGAATATAAGAAAATACAATTAGAAATAGGTAAAAACAACAAAGGTGCTAATCAATACACTCCAGAGAGGATTTTGTCAATAAATGACAAAACGCATCACAATACACGTGAAATCATAGCTGAAAAACTTTCTTGGAGTACAGGGAAAACTGCACAAGCTGAAGTAGTAAAGAAAAAAGCACCTGAAGAAGTTAAGCAGAAACTACGAAACGGCGATATTTCTATTAACCAAGCATATTTTGATAATAGAAAAGATAATAACTTATTATCAATAGCAGTTGTAAAAACAATTGATTTATATAATTACTTATTAAAGAATCCTGAAGAATTATTACATCGTAAATCAGATAATGAGTTTATAGCGGTTAAGTGGGGGAACTTGAAAAAGCATAATATCAAAATAAAAGCAAAGCATTTTAATAAAATATGATAAACCAAAAAAGCGAAGCACCGCCACGGCTCAGCGGAGAAACAGAAAAATCATATAGAGCGTTCCTGCTTTACCACAAGCTCGGAAGTAAACGCTCTATTGATAAAGTGGCAAAACAATTAGGGAAAGCAAAATATTCTATAAGCACTATTGCTACAAAATGGACTTGGGAACAAAGAATTTTGGAGAAAATGAATGAATAAAAATGTATCATTGGTTAAAAGCAAGGAGGCGGCTGAGATACCTGAAAAGGAATCGCTAAAGTTTCAAGGCGATATACCTGAAGAAGCATTGCGTTCGGGGGGACGTCTGCCCGGAGAGCACGTGAAGGCATTCGCCGCTTTTTGCATATATCGAGACATGGGAGTAGATAGGTCTATTTCAAAAGTTGCTAAAATTATTAAGAAATCACTTTCAATGGCTAATTGGTATTCAAAAAATTGGCGGTGGAAAGAACGTGTTATCGCTTATCAAGAGGAAATGGATAGGCAGAAACGAATTGCTTATCAAAAGGAAATTGAGGAAATGGGACGCAGGCACGCAAGGCAATCGCTTATATATCAACGTGTGATTTCTATTCCTGCTGAAGCTCTTGTAGCGAAAATGAAAGACCCTATCGAAATGGAAAAGTTTAAAAATATTGATATTGAAAAACTATATGAAAAGGTGATTCGCGGGGCTTATGCTTTTAAAGATATGGTTGATATTGAACGCAAAAGCAGAGGGGAACCAGGCGAAATCATTAAGCAAGACATTACTTCGGACGGTGAAAAAATTAATAATATCCATGTGATATTACCGATGGCAAATAAGAATGAAGAAAATATTTGATTTTTCAAATGAAGCACTGTATAATACTATATATCTTCCGTTATTGCACGATGAGAATAGAACGCATATACTATATGGCGGGCGGGATTCGGGCAAGTCGGACTTTATTGCACAAGCGACAATTATTGATATGTTGCAACAGGAGTATTTTAAGATGATATTACTTCGGAAGCATCACGTATCAGTTAAAGAATCGCAGTATGAAACAATATTAGAATATTTGCGAATGTGGGGTTTGATGGAGCATTTCCATTTAACTGCTCTACCGCTCACCATAACGTGCAAGCTGAATTATAATCAAATATTAGCAAGGGGTTTGGATAAGCCCGACAATACAAAATCAATTAAAGACCCAACGGCGATATGGTATGAAGAAGCCGACCAAATATCATATACTGCATATCAAGAATCAAGTAATTCACTTAGAACTTCGCGGGAAGCACGGCTGAGGGAATATATAAGTTTTAATCCACGCAATGAATCCAGTTGGATAAACAAATTCTTTTTCCCTGAAAAGCAAACTTACGAGCGAGAAGATGGCAGATTCCATTTTGTGAAAAGCACCGCACCTGATACCACTATACTCCATACAAACTTTATGGATAATGAATTTATTAGAGTAAAAAGAGTTCAGAAGTTAATATCTTCTAAAGATATTGATGAGAATTATTATAAAGTGAATGCTTTGGGCTTATGGGGTGGTGCATTGCGGGGGTTGATATATCCAAATTGGAATGCAGTAGATGAGTTTCCGAATGCAGGCGATGATATATTCGCACTTGATTATGGTTTCAACAATCCTACGGCTTTTGTTCATCTGAATTATTATGAGAAAGAATTATTTGTAAAAGAAATATTCTATAAAACAGAATTAACTCACCCTGAAGTAGTAGAGCATTGCAATTATTTTAGGGATATGATTGGTAAGAAATTAATTGTAGTGGATTCAGCCGCGCCGGAGTTAGTGCGGCTATTGCGGAAGTCGGGTTTTAATGCAATTGGAGCAATTAAGGGGCCCGGCTCAGTGTATAGCGGAATATTGCTGACAAAATTATTTAAGATGAATATAGTATCGGGTTCGCCGAATGTGGTTGACGAAATACGCTCATATACTTGGAAAGTAGATAGAGATGATACTATATATGATGAGCCGGTGATGATAGACGACCACGCAATGGACGCTATCCGATATGGAGTGCAAACATACGGCAAGAAGTATTGGACACCACAAAAAAATGTAACGGAGGCGCCAAGGCAAGCAAGGCGCTCAAGAAGAGATAAATTTTCAGGTTATTAATAAATTAATTAAGAGGATAGAATGAAACAGAATTTGAAAGGAATAGTAGCAACGCGTGAAGCTGTTATGTTCAAGCAGATAATGAAGCTGTTGCCAAATCCAAATCAAGTGTTAGCCAAAGCGGGCGACGTTAAGGCAACACTTGAAAATATTAGAGCAGACTTGCACGTGAAGTCGTGTATAACGCAACGTAAAGCAGGAGTGCTATCGCAACTATGGGAAGTGCAGATTCCGAATAATGAGCAGGGGCAACATTTTGATTTAGTGCGAAAAGTATTTGATGATTTGAAGATACATTCGATAATTAAGAAAATGCTGAACGCACCTTTTTATGGGTATCAACCGCTTGAAATTTATTGGCGAGAAGAGTTGATAAACGGACAGACTTATTTAGTGGCCAAAGATATAGTAGCTAAACCGCTTGATTGGTTTGCTTTTGATGAAAAGGGAATGTTGAGGTTAAGAACTCTTAGCAACCACGAAGGGATGTTTTTAAATCATAGGAAGTTTTTAATTACACAACACGAAGAGAGCTATGAGAACCCATACGGCGAGGCATTACTTTCGGACTGTTTGTGGCCCGTGGTTTTCAAAAAGGCAGGTGTGAAATGGTTGATGGTATTCTTAGAGAAATTCGGCATACCGCATTATATTGGCAAAACAGATGAGCAGATGGGAACAGAGAATTATGATAAGTTCTTGGATGCTGTTGATGAGCTTGTGCAAGATGCCGTTGCGATAATTGGCAAAGAAGATTCGCTCGACATAATTCACGGCACTACTACTTCATCAGAAGCGATATATAAGTTTGTGCTTAATTTTATGAACTCGGAAATAAGCAAGGCGATATTAACGGAAACGCTAACAACTGAAATTGGAGAAAAGGGAAGTTACGCGGCTAGTAAAACTCATTCGTTGGCATTGCAAAGTGTGGTGGATTCGGATAGAGCAATGGTTGAGGAGCAGTTTAATTTGTTGATAAAATATATAATAGAAGTGAACTTTGGAGTGGGATATAATTTGCCGAAGTTTATAATGTATCCTCAGCAAGATGTTGATAAACCGCTCGCGGAAGTTACGGATTTGCTACAGAAGAATAAAACGCTGAAGTTTACTAAGCAATTTTATATTAACCGTTTCGGATTTAAAGAAGATGAATTTGAAGTGCTTGATACAACTGTAGGAATGCCCGGTATGCCTTTTGATGAGGGCGAGCCAGAAGAAGTGCCGGAAGACCAGGATATGGTTGAGGAGCAAGTGGCAATGGCTGTTAATGACGGAGAATTATACTTTCGAGATATAACCCAATTGGTTAAAAACATAATTAACACTTCTGAGAGCTTTGAAGAAGCAAGAGGTAAGATGAAGAATGTTTTAAAAGGGAATGTTAGTGATAGTATTCAGCAGGATATGGTAAAGAAACTGTTCGCTTCGGAGATTTTGGGGCGGCTCTCGGTGCAAGATGAATTAAGAAATGATAAGTAAGGAGCAGATATGAATAAGAAAGTTCTTTCGATGCTTAAATTGTTTTTTGATTTACCGCCTGCGGAAGCAATAAGATTGCTCGAAGCACAGGATATAAAAATCACGTGGGATTGGCAAGAGCAGTTGGCGGCTGTTCGCAAGCGGGCTTTTACAGTTGCTAAAGTATCTTCTGCTGATATATTGCAAACCATAAAAGAAGAACTTGAAAAGGCAATGAAACGCGGGGATAGTTATACGGATTTCAAGAATAATCTTGAGCCGCTACTCGAGCAAAAAGGATATGCTAAAAAAGAAGATGGCTCGGCGTGGCGATTGGATACCATATATAGAACGAATATGCAATCTGCTTATATGGCAGGTAGGTATATGGAAATGAAAGAAGCAGAAGCGGAGTTCCCATATTGGCAATTTATAGCTATTACGGATAATCGAACTACGGACGGTTGCTTAGCATTAAACGGAGTGATATTACCAAGCAATCATCCGTTTTGGGAAACTAATTATCCGCCGAGGCATTATAAATGCAGAAGCAGAGTTAAAGCATTAAGCAAGAGGTTGATGGAACGTAAAAAGCTACGGATTACTCCTGATGATTTAGTAAGCGGAATTAAACCCGCTAAGGGATTTGAAAGCAGTCCGGGTGAATGGAAGCCCGATATGAGTAAGTATGATAAAGATATTCGAGAAACACTTGAATCAATAATGAAATCTTATAACTGATGAAAATAGAAACTAACATAACAGAATTTTCCAAATGGATACTCGACAGGGTGAGCAATATTGATTATTCGGGCTTGTTGCCACAAATTAGGGAAATAGTTAGGGATTCGATAGATGATAACTTTATGCAAGAGGGTAGATATGGTGGTGGGCTGTTCGGTGGTGGTGCCGAGAAGTGGAAGCGTTCGTTAGCGGCAGATAGTAGGAGCGGGCAAACGCTAAGCGATAGCGGGCAGTTGGCGGCTTCGATAGCTATCAATGTAGTTCAATCAGGCAAGAGTTTAGTAATAGAAGTTGGCTCGAATAAGATTTATGCACCGGTGCATCAGTTTGGCTTTGATGGTGAAGTACAAGTTAAAGCACATACAAGGAATCGCAAAGCACATAAGAGAAGAACGAAAACAGGGAAGGTAGTTTCGGTGCGCGCTCATACGCAAGAAGTAGATAGCTACAAGCGAAGTATGAACGTCCCGAAGCGTCCCTTCCTTGTTTTGCAACAGCAGGACATTGATTATATCAAAGAGCTTGTGATTGAGTATGTGGTAGCAAGATTGAAGTCAAGTTAAACAACCATATAGCCAATTT